ACGCCAAACCTTTCCCCTGACCAATGCGTACAGGGCAGCAAGTTTTGCAAATATGGGAAGAGAGCAAGCAGGTGGCGTTGCTCCTCAAGTTTCATTTGAAGACTTCCTTAGAACTACACGAAATCAACCTTCCGGTCTTAGTGGTACTTACGGTCAAGCCTTGCAGGATGTGGGCTACCTAAGAGGACTTGGGGGAAGTCAGGTTCCAGTAGGGCTTGAGGGTGTATTCAATCCAGAACAAGCAGCGAATACAAGGGATGCCAGAAACCTTCTTGCAGCAGCCCAAAGAGGAAAATACTCAGGGCTTGTAAGCAGTGCATTCCGTCGCCCAACAGAAGACGATCTCTTCTCTGATTATGTTCTTGCAAGGCAGGATGCTTCGGCAGCAGGTACTGCTCCTCAGAACTTCCTCAACTTTGCAGCATCAAGGTACGGACTCTAATGGCAATCAATCCTACATTCGCAGGGTTTCTTGAAGAAGAACCACGCGCTGCATTCTTTGGAACGCTTGGTCAAAAGGGAATGCTTGATACTTCTAATAGAAGAAAGCAGGCTGAAGATATTTACTCAGGAGCAATGACTGAGTTTTACGGAAAGCTTGGCGAGCAGATCCTTGGTGGTGGAGAACCAACAATGACGTTCTCTAATTTCCTTGAAGACTTTCCATTTACAGATCGGTTCGCACAACTAGGAAGGCAGTACAGTCAGCAAAGTAGGTACAAGCCTTCCACTAGATTCTTGTATTACTAATGACCCAATCGTTTTCAAACTTTGTTGGAGCATCTCCTCCTCAAGACAACTTGTTGCTAGCTAGGCTTGTGCAAGAAGCAAGGCAAGGTGGCACTAGAGGACGCTTGGCTATCAACCAGCTACGCAGACTCCCCGGTGGCAGAGAGGCTTTACAGGCAGTTCTTGCCCCTGCGCCTCCTCCTCCCGCTCCTGCGCCGCCTCCAGTTGCCGCAGCCCCGCCTGCTCCTGCTCCTACGGCTCCACCGCCTCAAGCTTCTCCTAGTTTCTTTGACCAGACACTTGGTCGTGGGATCGGAGCAGTAGGTCGTGGCGTGTTAGGTGTTGGACGTTTTGTGCAGCCAGTTACAACGCCTGTTCTTGAGAACCTTGGTAAGGCTATAGAAACAGGTATGTCTGGTGCTGTATCAACAGTTGGTGCAGTTACCCCCGGAGACTTTATGGGTCTTGAAAGTAACCTCGCTGAAGAAAGGGCTAGGCGTGGGATTCAATCAAGTCTCCCTAAATTTGTACAAGCCAGCCCGTTGTTTACTCTTGAAAGCCTTATAAAAGGAAACGCAGCAAAGGAACTTCAAGCACAGGCAGCAGCATGGCGCGCAACGGACATGCCTTCAACTAGGCTAAACGCACTTCCGGGTCAAGGCATTCCTCTTCCCGGTGGCAAACGACTAGACGAAATAGATGTTGGAGTCAAAGGTGCATTTGAACTTCTGCCTGAACTTGCGTTAGGTATAGCAACAGGTGGTGGCTCTGCTGCTGGAGGTCTTGCTAGAAGGACAGCTACGAGCGCAGCAAATGTTCTTGGTGCAGACATAGCGATGCTTGGTGCAAAAGGCGCACTGGGTGCTGGAAGGGCTGCTACAAAAGGAGCGAAGGCTGTAATTCCATCAGGGTCTACTGCAAAGCAAGCTGACGCTGCAGCTAGTGGGGCTGCGGTTAACCTTAATGAAAAGTTAGCTTTAGACCCTGATACTCCTAAACTCTTCGATCAAGGTAAGTTAGATACACGGACACCACAAGCACAAATATTGCCTTCCATAGGTGTAGAAGGTCTTCACAATAGGTACTGGTGGCACAGACCACCATCTCACGTTCCGGTTCCGAAAGAGGGAGGGCTAAATGCTTACATCCTAAAACCGGGCGAAGCTAAAGCAATTTTGGGTGATGTAAACGAAAAGGGTATTTGGCTGGGGGAAAGTAAAACTCGCGGGGAAGGTTCTGTTCTTGTTGATATTTCTAAATTAGACAATAGCAATATGTTTGTAGAGCAATCAGGCATCGTGCATCGTGGCGATATTCCGAAATCAGCCATTGTCGAACCACCTCCCACTTCAGCCACAGGCACGGCTGCTGCTGTTGAACCTAAACAGCTAAGTTTTAAATTTATTGATGATCCTGACATCAGTCCTACCACTGGCAAGCCTTCTGCTGTAGATGAGGCGTTTGAAGTAAACCAAACAAAGGCAGTGGAACTTCCTGCTGGTTACGCACCCGGACTTGTCGAAGATCTTATTCCGAAAATAGTATCGCCTGATGTTATTAGAAGAGCCGTTGAAAAATCTAAAGCAATTCTTAAAGCAGTGGGAGTAAGGGACGAGCAACTTAACCCTAGTACCCTGCCGGGCATGGCTGTAAGCGCAGTAATAAAAGCGTCTGCCCCACGGATAAGTAGTACGGCAAATAGATTAGTTGGTGATATTCGTGGGAAGTTTCGCGAGTTAGATGCTGGCGATAGCAGCGTCTTTGTGTTTGATGATGCCGATACAGGGCTTCGGATTGAAAACCTTCAAGGTGTACCAGAAGGAATAAATTCTCGTACTGGTAAATTATATGAAGCACGACCTACCGTAGCTGACCTTGCTCAAGACTACGGAGCATATAAGAAATTCTTAAGTCCTAAACAGCAAGAAGCAATGGATTATTTGCGTGTAACAGCACAAGGTCTAACTGCTGATATGAACGCCTTTGGGTTTGAGTCGCTTTACAAAGCAGAACTTGGTGACGGAGGGTTCTTTATTTCTCGTGGTCCAACACGACAAGAAGTTGAAGAACTTGTAAAGGGGCAAAAGCGAACAGCAAAAGGGTCTTCTGAAAAAGGAAGAGCAATCGACAAATCGACAGGCAAGGCTTTCACTCAAGCCGAAATGCTTGAAAAAGGGGAAGAGTACCTACCTGTATGGGATGAGATGGGTCAATGGTCAACAGAAATTTATGAAGCTGTCCTTGATAAACAAGTTGGCAAGTTTGTTCTTAATTATGTAGACCCTGTAACTGGCGAAAGAATTGCCCTAACGACAAAAGAGTTAGCAGGTATTGAACTTACAACTAAAGCGCATACCCTTCGTGCAAAAATATCTTCTGCTAGAAGGAGATTGGGCGAACAACAAGTACGGCTTACATCAAAGCAGCAAGAATATGTTCGGGCATCTAAAGCATTTAATACTTATACGGGCAAGTTATCTAAGCTGACAGCTAAGTTAGAAGAAGCGACTACCGTTGCTCAAGTTCAAAGAATTGTTAAGAAGCTTCAGGATGAAGCAAAGAACGCAGTAGATAAAGCTGAAGAAGTCTTAAAGACAAAACAAGGCAGGTTGCAACTTGCCAAAATGCACTCTGCTGATTTACAAGATCAGATAGAAAGCCTTGTAAAGTTTGAAGAATCACAGAAAGAGTTACTTGCAAATGCAGCGCAACGCTTAGAGTCTCAGCAACTAAAAGGGACAACTCCAGAAATAATAGAACGCTCGCTGAAAGAAGTAAGTGAGGGAGAAAAATTTATAGCCCGGACAAAGAAGCTGCGAGAAAGAGCAGAGGGTTTGTTTGCCACTGCGCGTAAACGAGAGGACGCTGCTGATGCAGCAGAAGGAGCCGCAGCAGTTGATGTAAAACTTTCAGCAAGAGACTTGGATGATGCAGAAATTCCACTTAACGGAGATGCTGCGTTTGTAAAAGCGCGTGAAGAACTTAAGAAATTTAAAGTGCAAGTAACTGCTCGTAAAAATGAACTAGACCGAGCAGGAAAAAGGTCTGACACAGCAAAGCGTAGGTACGCCCAATCTAAACGCAGGCTAATAAACCTTCAGTTAGAACTAGATGATCTAAAGCCCAAGATTGATTTTGCTATACAAGAGGCACAAAAAGGAAGATCACGCGGAGGCGATACAAAATTTAGAAGTATAAATGGCAACGTGTGGCTAAACACTGATGACCTTCAAACAATCAGGCGTTCACAAGAAGGAATGCAGGCTACAACAGGTAGGGGTGCAAAAGTTCTTGGTCCTTTAGGTACTTACCAGAGTATAAGGCGAGCAGTAGGCTCAACACTAGATGACTCTGGTATCAGTATTCAGGGTAAGTCAGGGCAGTTTTCTAACCCTCGTGAGTATGCTGCTGCTTGGAAAGATCATCTTCAGTCTTTGATCGGTAAGCCCGGACGCAAAGGCAAACGGTTACAGCGTGAATCAATGGCAGACAACATTAGGAACTTTGATAAAAAGTCACAAGCTGATGGCGCGCCAAGTTCTCACGAGATAATTGACCGTATGGGCATAAGGCATGGTGGAGTAGATACAGAAGTAACTCTCCGACCAGAAGGGATTACTGGAACAATAGGTAAAGCCCCGCTAATTCGTAGGGCTAACGAAGCTTTCGGTGCTTTCGGTGATATGTTCCGACTTAGACAAGCCCGTTCAGAAATCATGGAATACATGAGGATGTCAGGGAAGACCTTTGACGAACTTGTTGCAGATGGGACAGCGCGCCAAATCGGAAACGGTGTAAACGGTCTTACTGGCTGGACTCCAAACGGAGTGGCTGGTGTATTTGGTGACATACTTTTATTTGCACCAAGATTCTTTAGGGCAAGAATCGAGACTCTACATCGTGCAACAAAGGGCATGGATGTTGACTTCATGGTAGATGCTCTTCCGTTTGACAGGCAGATAAGGCGTAACCTGAATATCAATTTTGGCATCAGAAACAATAAAAACGCAGACCAGTTGATTGCACGTAGGGCTGTAATGAAATTGGTATCAATGGGTACGCTTATTACAGTTGCAGCTAACGAAGTATTGGGTCAAGAAACAGATTTTCAACTAATGAGAAATGGCAGAATGAATCCAAACTTTATGTCTGTCAGGCTAACAAAGCTTGGTGCGCCTAGAGACTGGAACATTTTCGGTCCGTACAAGTCAATGGCTGCGCTTATATTAGCGTCAGCCGGGGCTGGTTGGGAAAAAGAGCCTCAGAAAGCATTAGATGCGTGGCTCAATTTGTCCTCTCCAATCGCTGGAGATATTTTTGAGTATCTGAATTTCAGACAATATGGCGAGTCCCGATTTGGTGAAACTCTTGGTGAGTACATAGCGGAAAGTCACATTCCATTTGCGCTTCAAGAAGTTCCGAATATCATCAAAGAGTCTGCAACAGGCAACCCCAAGGATGCTTTTGGTGGAGGGCTTTCAATGGGTCTAGAATTTATCGGTGAGCAGAGCAGTGCGCTTTCCCGGTCAGATATTTTGCAAGACCGTGTTACTGGTTTGTTCAAAGAAGGAAAGCTTTCTGCTGACAACTATGAAGACCTTGAGCCTTACGAGCAGAACGATGTCAAAGACGCTCTTGTTGCAGAACTAGAAAAGTTTGATGCAGAGACTGCTGCTGCTGGTAAACCTTTCAAGCGGTTCTTTGCAACAATCGACATTATCAATAAGCGCAGAGACTCACAGCTTCAGGAGGCTTTGGTCTTCTACAACGCAGGTCGCCGCAGCGATGGCAGTGAATATACTAAGCGCGAGTTTACAAATGATTACTTCGACATTATTGACGATGCACGAGAGCGCAAGGATCAAGTAAAAGAAACTCTTGGTGTCGAGTTTGAAGATAAGATCCCCGCCGATGATGACCTTGAGGCACAAGCCCTTAAAGCTTGGCACGAGGCTCCTTCTCAATCACTAACGGCAGCGGGTAATTACTTGCCAGATAAAGTAAAGGTCTTGCGAAATAAAGTTTTGGTAGATTACCCCGAACAAGTTGATTACATATACCGGAACACTAACGACACGCCGTTACCTGCGGGGTTCTTGGAAGCATTAGTTCGCGCTGGATTAGAATCGCAAGTCGAGAAGATCATGCGGTCTAAAGCAGCTAGAGCAGCACAAGGCGCACCACCACAGCCGATAGTTCCTTCTAGTACGCTTACTCCCCCAGAGCAGCCTGCAATGGGAGGAGGGAACATTACTCCTATGCCTCCTCCGTTAGGTAGTAATCCTGCTTTGAAGGGGCTTCTGAAGCCAAGCTTTGTTGCTCAATAAGCAACTGATGCTTTATTATTTGTGAAACCTAAACAATAAGTGTGCCATCTAACGGTGTCATATTTTGGAGCGTGAACATGGTTACTGAGACAAATGATCTAGGATCTGAATCTACGGTAGAAGTTACCGAGATTCCGTTGAAGCTTGACGATAGTGTAGAAACACCTGCACCAGATATCACTGAAGATTTAACGGAAACGGCTGACTCCCCTATCGAGGTTACTCCTGAACCTGAACCTCAAGCTAACACTGAAGAACAAACAAAAACTACAGAACCAGTAGGAAGTACAGAACAACCGAATCCAGAGTTACGCAAGTACCAATCTGCTACCGATAAACGAATAGCAGAGATGGAAACGCAACTTGAAACTGAAAGAACAGCGCGCGCAAGAGCCGAACAAATTCAGAACTCTAATACGTTAGAGGCTGAAGTAAACGCATACGGTCAGCAGCTAACCCAAAGATTTATAGATCAAGGGATGGATGATTCGACTGCAATGCAAATGGCTCAACAGCAAACTGCTCTTGCTAAAGAAGCGTATCTTGCAAAACAACGGGCTGATGAAGTCGTTGGTAAATCCCAGCAAATGCAGACCGAGTTAAATACTCGTACTCAACTTGCTAAAGCATACGAACTAGCAACTCAATATGGAGTTGCGTATGCGGAGTTACAAGACTTACCTGACCCTGTAACTATGGAAAAGCATGCAAAGGCTTTGTCGCGAATTAACAAGCTAGAACAAAGAGTTCAGCAAGTTACTCCGGGTCAGAGTTTGAACAGCGCAAATCCTTCGGCAGATGTAGCACCTACTAATTCTGAAAACGTCTTAGATAGATACAACGCAGGTGATCCTGCGATAACTACAGAAATGGCAAGAATAGCTTCTAAGAAGTTAGGTCTTTCTATTTTCGATTGAGGTAAATAAACATGGCAGTACAGACGAGTACATCTGGAAATCTCCAGAACATGTCTCGTATCATGCTTGCACAGGCACGATACACAGAGGAGCATAACGCTCCACTGGTTGGGCTTATTGAGAAGTTCAATCTTGGTAAGGGTGAGTACAAACTAGAAATCCCTAAAGTTGCTCAGATGGATGCGGAAGACCTTGCAGAAGGTCAGGACATGATCGACAGTGAAGACATTGATGTCTCAACTGTTACAGCAACTACAGCGGAAGTTGGTCTTAAGGTAATTATTACCGACACTCTTCTTCGACAGAACAACGAAGATGTGTACAAGATCATTGGTCGCCAGATGGGTGACGCTATGGCTAGGAAGAAGGACACAGACATCATTGCCCTGTTCCCTTCCTTGAATGGTGGAACTGTTCTTGGTGCTGACGGTGCTTCTTTGAGCCTTGCTAACGCATCGGCTCTTATTGCTAATGCAAAGTCAGGCAAGTTTGGTTCAGAACTTTTTGTGGTTCACCACCCTAACGCTATTTGGAACCTTGCAACATCAGTTGGTAACACGCTTGCTACCTACCCGTTGCCTGATGCCTTCAACAAGCCAGCAGTAAAAGATTATTACTCTGGTGTGAAGCTTTCCGGTGTCCCGTTCTTTGAGGATGGAAACATTGCAAAGATTGGCACGGTTGATTCTGGTTACGGAGTAATTGCTGACAAGTCTGCAATGGGTCACTTGTCCGCAAGTGGTCGTTCAGAAGAGCGTGAGCGGGATGCATCGCTTCGTGCATACGAGGTTGTTGTTACTGAAGACTATGCAGTCTTTGAAGTTGATGACACTAAGGGTGCGGCTGCTCGTTACGAAATTGGCGATCCAACTACAAGTGCGTAGTAGGTAATTCAAGGGGGTTTTCATAATGGTTTCTAGGCAAAGTAGAATTGAAATGTCTGTAGGTGGGGTAAAAAAAATCTCCCTATGGAAGATGGCAATGATTGAAGGAGAAGAAGTTTGGGAAGAACATCCTAATCTTCCAAAAAGTTTCCTTCAGGTCTATTTGAATAGAGGCTTTGTTGAAAGCCCCCCTGAACCTAAAGCTAAACTTGAGCCTAAGGTAGAAGAAAAGGCAGAAACCTTTGCTGAAGCTATAGCATCAGGTAAGCTAGACACAGATGTCCGTATAAAGAAAAAAATAGGGCAATCTAAAAAGGTGTAAAGATAGACCGAGCCTTTAACATCGGACTATCGCAGGGCTTAGAACCTGCTCAAAACTTATCCCAAGGAGGGATATTGAAATGGCATTTCCGCTAACCGTACATTTAGGGTACGGACAGGAAAAAGTAGAGACTTCTTCTCAGAAGCAGAAACTTGGTACAAGGGCGGTCACGCCTGACGGAAGAGTTTTCTATTACGCAGAAAACAGTGGCACAGCTATTACTTCTGCTGGTCAAATAGTAGATGGCATTGCTGCTGTTGGGGCGCATGACGGAGATCTAGCTACTGCTGCGTTAGCAGCGGGGTCGCTGACAGCAACCACAACTACTTCTCTTACTGTAAGCAAAAACCAGTACAAAGATGGCTACCTTTTTATCAACGACAATGCAGCGCAGGGTGAGGTATATCGAATTAAATCTAATACCGCAGTCGCTAGTGCAGCAGGTTGCGAAATAACTATTGATGAGTCAGATGGCTTTAGAACTGCCTTCACTACTTCTACGCAGTTCGGTTTGATGTATAACCCTTACAAGGATGTAAAGATCATTGACGGTGACGGTACTATGACTACCGGAGCATTAGGTGTAACTACCATTCCTGTAACCGCAGACTACTTCTGCTGGATACAAACTGCTGGTCCTGCTGCTGTACTATCTGGCGCAGCGACTTACGTAGTTGGTGACGCAATTGGCACAAGTCAGGCTTCTGGTGAATCCGGTGCTGCTGATCTTTGGGATACTTCAGCTAATGAGGACACAAGACCGATTGGTACTTCTATGGGTGTCGTTTCAGTTGACACCGAGTACGGATGGGTAATGCTCGCAATTCGCGACTAATTTTTAGAGAGGGTTAACTTGGCGAAGCAACAAATATGGCTGCCTGTATCCGCAGGTAGAAAAGCTGGGCATCGTCAGGTTAACCTCTCTAGAGATGTTGAGCGTGTGATCGGGCAACCGTCCGAAGAAACCTTTGATGTTGGGCATGGAAAGAATGTTTACATCCCCGGAGCATCAAGACTTGAAGGACATCAGTTACAAGAACTCCTTCACAAAGAACGAGAAGTTGCAGCGCAAGAGGCACAGGCTTTTGCAAAGCAACAAGCAACCCATCCGGTTAGCAAAGAAAAACTAGATGACCTAAAAGGTGGTCTAAGATCTTTAGCTGACTGGCGTAGAAAGCGCAGAGCAAGCAAGTAGGTACATCGTGGCTGCATTTCAAAGCAGGACTAGAGAGCAGATCAGGCGATCTATTGCGTCGAACTTAGATCAATCGCCAGCCAGTTCCGCAAGTGGCAATGGAAGTACAACAACCCTTGTCGATGCTAATTACTTAGGTGGAGATGACGAGTTCAACGGTGGTTGGCTTGTGTTCACCTCTGGTACTAACGATGGTCTTATCCGTCGTGTAACGGACTACGTTAGTTCATCCGGTACATTCACCTTCAAGCCAGCCGCTACTGCGTCTACGGCTACCTCAGACACCTACGAATACTGGCGCGCTGAGTATCCACCTGAACGAATCCACGAGTTTATCAATCAAGCTATAACTCAGAGGACTCCTCGTGGGCTTGTTATCAACGAAGATATTTCTAACCACGGTCATATAAGGGACAGTCGTTACGACATCCCTACAGCAATGACAGCAATCTCGCAGGTAGATTACCGCCACCACTACTCTGGTGAGCAGATTCAAGACGCTAACATTGTTTGGACAGAGCAGGTTGATGGTGATGTAACCATGACCAAAGACTCTGAAGATTTCAAAGCAAACAATGCGTCTTCTCGCCTGTACATAAGTGGCTCTGTTTCTTCTGGGGATATCCTTGCATCACATGCTATTGGGTCTAAAGATCTCAGGAAGTATGATGCCATTGAGTTCTGGATAAAATCTTCTACGGCTACAACAGCAGGCAATATAACTCTGTGCCTAAGTAGTGCTGCGGATCTTGGCACAATAAAAGAAACTCTTGCTGTGCCTGCTTTAGCTGCAAGAACGTGGACGTACTGTCGTGTCTCGCTAGCTAATCCCGAAGAAGACAATGCAATTATTTCTGTCGGATTGAAGTACGCAACGACTGGTGCTAGGTATGTCTGGATCAATGACATCAAAGCTGTCGAAACAGAGTCTGCTGTATACAACAGGTTGTGGGCTGGTACTTATCGAGTAGATAGAGAAGCTAGAAAAGTTTTCTTATCTGAGTCGGCTAGAAAAGAAGTTGGCTACAGCTTGGTACGGCTCATTGGGTACAACCTTCCGTCACTACTAAGCAGTGACTCTACTACTTGTGAAATAGATCCTGACTTAGTGGCTGCGCGCGCCACGAGCAAAGCTTTGTTTAGTCTTGCTAGGGGGCGCACAACAGACCCTGATGACAATGACCGAAGGGCTGCGTACTTTGAAGGAATAGCTGCTCAAGCAGAGCGTTCCCTTCCTGCGCTTAGACCCGGAACAAAGATGGTGGACTAATGGCATCTGTTATTGGGAAGAATGAAATACTTCTGAATAGCGAGCGGTATCAAATCTCTGGTCCAGTTCGTAAGACCCTTGTAAGTATTGCAGCCCCAAGGTTCACCATTGGCGACACTCAACGGGGAGCAGACCCAAGGGCTTCTATCCTTACACAGAACGACTTCCGTGGCGGTATAGGCTGGAACAGAGGGCTAGACCCTTCTACGGCTGACAGGGTTTGGTGGTCTGACTGTCAGACTAGGTTCAAAGGACATCTCCTTTTACCTAGAAAATCTAACGCAGCTACAACACAGGCTGTTGGAACTATCAAGTCAATTACCGAATTTACTGTTGGGTCTAGTACAGATGTGTACGTTGTTCATTCCGACAACAAGGTTTACAAATATCTAAACGCTAGTGATGCGTGGTCTTCTAGCCTAAAGACACTATCAAGCCCAACAAAAGAAACGATTGTCTTTAGGGACACCACAGCTAACTACATGATCTTTGCTAGGGGGTCATCTGGTTACACCTATACGACTGATGCCTCTACGTTTACAGACATGGATGCTAGTAGTGGAGCGGCAAGAAATGTCGAATACTTTACTGTTTGGCATGGTCAGTTATGGGGTATAGATAACGAAGGAGTTCTAAAGCAATGGGCTTCTGGACCAACTGCTAACCCTACAGAGAAAGCTGCTTTACCGCTTCCAGATGGCTACGTTACGTCTTTGTTTATATACAGAGATGCAGCGGGTACTCCAATTATTTACGCAGGCACAAAGGTAGGGCTTTGGGCTTTTGATGAAACCAATAACCGTTGGGAAGAAACAGAACTAAGGCTCCCGTT